CATAACCTCCCGTCATATCTTCAGCCGGGCCAATAGTCCATAAGTATTTCCAATCTTTCTTAACCTCTTCGTATGTCATTTTATTGTTCCTTTTATTGTGTTCTTAAAACGGGACGTTTGCCGTCCAGCTTTCGGTATGGTCGATTTTTCCGGCGTAATCGTCGTTAAAGTTCAGTACGCCGTTTTCGTATAGGACGTAGGTCTCGCCGTCCGTATCCTGTACCTCGCCGATTATGCCAGGTATAAACAAATGCGTGTCGCATCCGTTACACTGGAACTCGTGCGGGATTACGTTGTCACAGCTCGCACAATGCCACTCGCCATGATCAATCGGCGTGCTGTGTGCACAGGTTCGACAGTTGGCGTATGGTCTGGGCGGTATCTCGTTCTTTTCTACGGCCTGACATAGATCTTTATAATCGCACCAATTGCATTCATGCGATTGACACATGGCAGGCGGCGTCGCTGAGTCAATGATCATTCGTATCTTTTCGTCGATGCCCTTTACGTAGTCCGCGTCGATTCGTATACGTTCTGTATAGATCGAATCGTCGTTCTTGTTCACTGCAATAAACAGCGTTCGAGTAGTTCCGGCCAGGTGCATTTCAATCTGAACCTGTGCGTAATACTCAGGTTTCGCCTTGCGCACGCCGTCCTTGCACAATGCTTTATAGCCCTTGTCGTTTATCGTTTTGAACTCCAATATGTGCGAGGTTTTTGGCGCCTCGATTATGCCACGACCAAAGCCGTCGGGCTTGGCGATAAAGTGGCCTTTGTAGCCTAAAAGTACCTGCTGTTCGCCAGTAACATTTATACCGGCCGCGCGTAGTTCCATGATGAACACGGCCTCTTCACGGTGTCCACGATTAAATAGGCGGCTTTCCCAAATTGTGCACGTGCTTAACGATTTGCGGGCCGGTTACGGTCTATGATCAATACGCGGAAATGTACGAAAAACACCTTGGCGAGTTCGACACGCGCTACCGCCGCGCCTTTACTTTGACCTACAAGAAAACGGACGTTACGCACCCGAATTTCACGCCAAACGCTGAACTCGCGGTCTTGAGTCACGTACTCGAACATTTGACGTTGAAACAGGTAAAACGATTGCTCGGAAACCTGGAGACCGAAAAGATTCTTGTATACGGTCCGAACGTCGCAAAGCGTAAAGGCGACGGCTGGTTTCATGATCACGCGGAGCACAGGACATATATCGAGCTGGACGCAATGGCAGAACTGATCAAGGCGGCCGGATTTACTAAGGTCGAGATCAAAGAAGAATATAACGACGACTACATAATTTACGCGACACGATAAAAAAAAGCGCGGTTCACGTAGCAACCAACCATGTGAACCGCGCTCCCGGTGACATTAGGCGAAACCTAAAGCTTCAGACCTAAATAGTTCTCCAACTCACCTTGGGCCTCCTGTGCTGACCGAACGACTACCACCTTATATTGTTGCTCGGTCATCAAAGCGTGAATGTTTTTTTGTTCCGGCGATACCCGGCCCTTCTTTGTTTTGAACTCCAAATATAACCCGTGCCAGGCTTTGCGCGCGATCGGTACGCATATGTCAGGAATACCAGGGACAACGCCCATCAGCTTGAACCGGCCACCTTCCGACTTTGACCTGTTACCACCGTTCGGGACGTGGTGCACAAGTTGAAGGAACGGAAACCGCTTTACAGCACGCCGGACAACGTTCATAAACTCTATTTGAATATTATCTTCTGACGGTTTGAGCTTTACGTATTTAGGCATGGTTATTACTTTTGTGGTCTTGTGAAATTGAATTGTCTTCTACCACTATTGTTCCAGTATCCCCCTGTGATTCACCGCTCCAATAGACGGTTCCGTTTAATTTTATGTCTTCGTCTTCAAGTAGCTTTATGATTTCTTTGAGCCATTCAATGTAGCAATAGAATTTTTCGCATCCATCCCACTTGAGAATCTTGCCATCAAGTACCCATTGACAATATCCCTTGATAGGCGCGGTTTCGTCAAGATCCAACCATTTTTCCAGTGTGTTAACTGTGTATATTGACGGTTCTTTATCAAGCGTGAAATGACCTTCGAATGTTGTTGTATAGCCCATTGTCTACTTCTCCTCTTTCCAGACCTTGAACGTGTCCATGGTCGGCGTTCTGTTTGCTACTACATGCACTGAGACCGTGGGGTATTTCCACACAGAATGAGCGCAGAAGCTGTCACCGTGCCTAGACGTGCTTATTCGGCCTTCGTCTATAATTGCGTCGACCAGACCCATTACAGCCTTCTCGCCCATGTCGTCGGGGTAGGTTATTTTAATTGTCTTCATTGTGCGAATCCTCCAAGTCTCCGAACCTTGCGCCGATAGTCGGCGCTCGCCGGTTTGTTAACGCTACCGGACTGCCAGCTTTCAAGAAGCTGGGCGTCCGTCGGGTTTTGCTTCTTTCTGTGCACAAGAATAATCGAGCACATTTCGATTGATTTTTCACGATCAAACCGGTCGTCATACGAGAACCTGGGCGCCTTCCCGTTTAACTCACATATCCGGTTTGCCTCACGCACAGCTATCTGGTGCATTTGTAAAATCCCGACCGCCTTGCCGCCGTCGCCGATGGCCGATGGATCGCCGCTGGACTCTATCGCGATCAATATTGTGATTGCTAGGTAGATACTCATTTGATCACCTCGTACTCACAACACCAGACCCACTTGTTTTTGTCCTGCACACGTTCAATCCATACGCGTTTTACCTTGAGCTTGATCCGGCATGCGGATTTAGGCATGTGGATTGAAGGGGTCCATTTGGGGGTAGAATGTTCTGGAAAATAAGCGTTGTCTGCTTTGTAGTGGTTCGAGCCTATAACCCATTTCATTGGGGCGAATGTTTCCCGCACCCAAAGCACGTCTCCGGGCTTGCCGAATGGAGATTTTTCCACCCGTCCACATTGCCCAACGATTTTCAATATTCTATCCTGGGGTAAATTGCACACCTTCTCACCAATCGGAACAACCTTTACCGGCCTCCGCGTTTGCGTCTTGTGGTCGTCCAGAGTTGCGCGAACCATTTCGCCGTTGAATAAAATCGGTATCTCTTTCATCTTATACAAGCTCCATATCACGAACATATTGTGCAATGTCTGTTTCATGGTCGACAGGCGTAACTTCGTCCGGTTGCAAGCGCCATTGCACGGTATTGTCAAGCCGTACCTTTCCTATCCAGTGCCCGACCTTTTCCAGATCTTCGTGGTTGAAAAAGTCAGTAAACACGCCGTCCGTGATCGTGACGCGGCGTTTGTTTACCTCGCTTACCCGGTGGACAGTGTCGCTTGCAACCGGCCATTTGTTGATTTGTACTGCGTCGCCTATTCTTAGTCGCATTTTATTTTTCTCCTACGCTTCTAGTGGTCGCATATTTGGTTCTTCTTCCCATTCGTAATCGTCGTCGTTTAATTCTGTTGCTAAATCGTCTATCAATTTCGCCTTTTGTTCGTTTGTCATTGTGGAAACGAGATCTTCCAAAAGTTCGTTCTGTGAATGCTTGTTAAGCTTTTTTAACCAATTGGTAAAAGCCATTTTATTTTTCTCCTTGATATTCAATCGTGCAATTAGGCAAGACATAAGTTTCGGTATATTTCTTTGCAAACTTTTTCTTAAGTCGTTTTTTCTTCGACTTGAAACTACGTGTCGGAATCGTGATCGTAACTTCATTGTTTTGCATTTCTGGAAAGTTATCAAAATTATCGAGATCAATAATAAAACTACCGCTGATTGTGTGCAAGTGCAACGGTAAGTGCAACGGTTCGTCAGCGTTATTATCACCATCAAAGCCAAGCTCGCACGGTTCAAACGTCATCCCGTTTAGCGTCATACTCTTTATATTTACTTGTGCCATCGTCTTTTTCTCCTTGTGTTGAAAATTAAGTCGTCCCCCGACAACTGTTGGCAGTGAGGCTAAAGTTTAGAGGCTCTTCTTTCTTTTTCCATTTGGTTATCTGATCATTTAATTGGTATTTCTTTGATATAATCAATTAAACAGCCTTGAATATGAATATCATCTTTATTTAATCGCCTGGGGTTAATGCGATTTGGGCAACTGCTTAGAGTGTAGAATTGTTTGCCGCGCGTTAATCCCTTGATTTTGAGTACATTGAATATAGCAGTTTTGTCGGCTTTGGTCCAAACAGAAAAACCATAGTCGTTTACTAAGGCTTCGATCATGGTTGCTTCGCGATTTGTCATCTTGTCTTACTCCTTGTGGTTAGTTGGTTGCTACAACTAATATATACAAAATTTAGACTATTACAAGGCGTTTTATCTAAATTTTATATTTTTCTTGCTACCAGTAGGAAACTATAGGCGTCAGTCGATACTTCCGAGATCCTTTCGAGACCAACGCGTTCCATGATCGGCCACATGTATTCCGGCGACATGTCCTCGATACTGTGGCATGTGTTCCGCCCTTCACCGCGTGCTTTGCAGTGTGCACGGTATTTCTGTTCGTGCGGTAGGTTCAAAATCATATAGCCGCCGGTCCCAAGAACGCGCGTCCATTCTGTTAGGATCTCTTCGGTGTTCGGAAAATCTTCGAGCAGGTGTGAGCTATAGACATAGTCAAGGACGCCGTCCCTGAACCATTCAAGGTTGCGCGCGTCACCGGCCAAATGTTGCGGGCTCGTCCCCACGCAAGTATACGGCCTTGGCATATCGATGTTTATAGAGGTTTCGCAGACGGCATCGCCGCCGAAGCCCAGGTCGACTCCGTTCTTGCCTTTTAATAGGTCGACCAAATATTCCCGGTACTTCTGTGTTTCGCTTGGCATTTCTTTTTTTCCTTTTGTTTGGTTGTTAAAATTTTAGAATGGACATTCGTCTTCAACGGCAACTTTTACTTTACTGTTAAAATCGAGTTTGACGTGTTTTATTTCTGGGAACTTCCCGGATTCGTCCACGGTTATTTCGGTCGCTCCTGGCCATGCACAATCGAGGGCCGCGTCAACGGTCAACGGACAAGGCACGCCCCGACGCTCTGACCATTGCTCCGCCTTCCTACGTGCGAAACCGTCATGTTCAAAACATATCCATTCGGAAAAGTTCTTTATCGGGCCGCACTCGTACGTAACGCGCATGGACGGCTTTTTCCCTTTCTTCTGATGATGGCGGTAAACTATCGCCGTGACCGGAAACGTTCGGATTGCGTCCGCCGACATGATCGCCGCGCTTGACGCTGTTTGTTCAAGTTCCGGCGGCGCTTCTGGAAACGCGAAGCCGCACTCGGGACACTCGCGAACGCCAGCGTATAAGAGGGTGAGACATTCTGGACATTCCTTTATAGGCGCGTCGCCGTCGCCTGAACCCTGGTTAGGTTCGCGCGGCGTTATGCGATCAATCGGGCCGTGTCGCTGTATGTTGTTGCCGTAATCCAAAATAACGCATTTGTCCTTGCCTGGCGCAAGCCTCATGCCACGTCCCAGGATCTGGACATATAGACCAGTCGACTTTGTCGCGCGACATAACGCGATTAGATCGATATGCGGCGCATCGAACCCGGTCGTCAGGACGCCGTAATTTATCAGCCAGCGGTATCGCTGATTCTTAAAGTCGCCTATGATCGTTTCGCGCTCGGCCTTATTTGTCTTGCCACTCACTACCTCGACGCGTTCGCCCGTCTTTATGCGTATTGCCGCCGCCAAATGTGTCGCGTGCTTTACGCCTGACGAAAATATCAGAACGCCTTTACTGTTTCGTCCTGCCTCGATTATTTCGTTCGTGATCGTGTTCGTGATCTCGTCAATGTCGAAAGCTTTCTGGACCTCGCTGTCGATATACTCGCCGCCGCGTACGTGCAGGGCCGACAGGTCAACATGGGTAACGCCGTTACGCCCGACTAACCGCGTTAAATGGCCGTCCTTGACGAGCGTGGCAATCTTCACTTCGTACGATATGCCGTCAAAAAACGAATCGTCCTTACCGTACATTTTTCCTGATGCCAGGCGATACGGCGTGGCCGTCATCCCAATTATTTTTACGCGCGGATTCATTTCGCGCATGTTATCAAAAAAAGTGCGGTACATGGTCTCGGACTTGTCCGGGATCAAGTGGCTTTCGTCCACGATAATCAAATCTGCGTGACCGATCAAAAACGCTCGACGATGCGCGGTTTGTATCCCACAAACTAAAATCTGGTTGTTGACGTCGCGTTTGCCGAGGCCGGCGGAACAATAGCCGAGGTCCGCGAACGGTAGCAAGGCCGATATTTTCTCGCCATTTTGCTGGAGTAGTTCCTTTACGTGTGAGACTACAAGGATCCTAACGCCGGGCGCGCCTTCGACCGCACGCTTTATAAACATCGCCTGAATCCAGCTCTTACCGGCGCCAGTCGGCAGGACAAGAAGCGGGTTTCCGCGGCCGGCGTTAAACCAAGTATAAAGGCTGTCGACCGCGGTCGTTTGGTATTGACGGGGGATGAAGTTCATTTTTATTTAGCCTTATAAGGTTGTTTAGAGCGGGTTACTTTTTTAAACTCTTTCTTTGTGCGAGACTTCATCGCACGGAGTTTTATATATTCGGTGTCGCGTTCGCTTTCCTCGGCGTACCAGTTCCAAACAGACCACTCGCCGCAATACGGATGCCGTTTTATCCGCTCCGCGTACAGTTCAAGATCCCACCGGAATTTTATCCCGAACGTCTTAAGTGTTTTCTTTCTCATAATGCCTCCTAAAGGTTCGTCCCCCCACGGGACTTTTTGTGGTTACTTGTTCAACCAGGGCTCGTCTTTTTTCGTGGTTCCTGAACCTGATCCGGATTCGGTCTTTTCCGTTACAGGCGCGGCCTTTGCAGGCTCAGCCTTTGCACGTGCTTCGTAATCCTGCGCTGTGCAATAGTTCACGCAATTTTCGTAACCGGCCTTATTATACTTGAGCCGTACGCCGAACGGGATCTCGAGCAGTTCGTCGGTATCGCTTGGCGATTTAACGCCGCACGATACACAAAAACCGGAAAACTGCGTCGCCGCGATCTCAGCCGCCTTTTGCGTTGGATGTTTCAGGTTGTAGTTTGCGAAGATCAAACGGCCCTTGAAATCGCCGTCCAAGATCGCCAACCTTGCCGAAAGCATTTTGTTTTGGTTCTTCGAAAGTTTCCATTCGAGTTTAACACATTCGACCAGGTACCATGCTTCTGGTAATTTGTCGAAGTCGGATTTATTGTCGTCTTCCCAGTTTTCGTTTGCGGTGAAGTCTAGTTCTGCCATGATTTACTCCTGTTTGTTGTTGTTTGGGTTGGGGTTTGGGTTATTTATTGGGTTATTTATTATTGGGTTATTTATTCAACAGCATCAAGCGCGGCCATATACGCCTGCCAGTTCAATTCCACTTTTTCCGGTAGCTGGCCATAACGACCGCGTCCGCCTGCAGGATACGACGGGCTCGACTGCGTAAACAGATACCGTCCACCAACCGCCTTTGCGCGTATGTCGGTCTTGTTAAATCCCGAGTCCTGCTCCTTGGTCGTTACGCGGATATTACAAAACAGCGTCGCGTCCGCCCAACGTTGCATACAGGCCGCCGCTTTCATGTTTATGTCCCATGCGTATTTTGTATAACTCTCCGTTAACGGATCGTTGAACGTCGTCGTTTTTACATGGCCGATCAGGATAATCGTCATACCCTGCTCGCGGAGGGCGTCGAGTCCTTGCAAAAGATACTGCCACTTGATAACAGCCGCGCCGAATCCTTTTCCGTAGCCGCCGCACGCCTCTTCAATCGTCTTTACGTCGCTTTCCTTACATACCGACTCCCATACGATACTCTCAAGGGTTGAGGTTGAATCTATCACGAACGTTTTGAAATCGTGCTCTTCCGTGCAAAGCGTCTTGACGGCTTCGACGACGTCGTCGTATGAGTCAGCGACCGGAAACTTTGCACAGTCAAGGGCGTCAACGCCTTCCTCGCCGCGAATCGGCAGGATAACGGGATTAGGCGCGCCAGCCGCAAAACTGGACTTACCGATTTTTTCCACGCCTAACACGATCAGGCGTGGCGGCTTCTCGACGATGCCGGTTGTGATGCTCTTAAGATCAAACATTTTATTTTCCTTTTGTTTATGCGGTTTCGGTTAAATAATATTCAGCCATCGGATCGACTTCTGCGAATAGCTCGTCGTTCTCGCGGATTTCGCGGCACTCAGGGCATTCCATATCGCCCGCGTCGTTCTTTTGGATCTTGTTGGAAGTTGCGCTGTAGTGTTCGCCACAAACTGTGCAGGCGGTGAATGCTTTTTTTTGGTCGTACATAATAAACTCCGTGGTTGGTTGTTAAGGTTAATATATACTACATTTGCTAAATGTAAACCTTATTTAAGCAAAAAACCGAAAATAATTAGGAATTTGAAGGCTTGCGCCATTTCTTCATTGGCCAATAGTCTTTTTCGTCTGAGCTTATGGGCGTGTATTCCGTACAGAAAAAACACTTGTCGACTTTTGTTTTTATGGTTTGTTGCGTTTCGTGGTCGGTCACGTCTACGTCAACGTAAAAACCGTCCGTGCCAATATGAAAGCCGTCTGGCATTCCACAAGTCGGGCAAGTGTATTGAACAAAAGTGCTTCGTTTCTTCCGTTTCTTCGACCAGTTTATACCGGCATAGCCCGTGTCGAATCGTGCTTTGTTCGACCGATCGCGGCTCGTTTTGCCGTTCCACTCTTTCTTTTTATCCTTGCACATGATTTTTCCCTTTGGGTTAAAAAGGGGCCGGTCCTGAGAGATTCCCGGCCCCCTGGCAGTATGCCATCGCAGGCTACTCGCCTACGTTTTGGTTAACAGTATTTCTCTTTTAGTGCTCTAACTTTTGGGTATTTATTCAGGCAATATTCAAGTGCCTCATCTGCCCCGCTTCCATTCCAGGAATAAAACTCACTAAAATCCGGCCCAACATTAAACCAGTGCTCTATTTGCCTCACCATACAATTCTTAGCCATACTCTTTGTTGGATTATTGAGCATTTTTTCAAGGTCGTATTGATCCTCATAACCTCCCGTCAATATCCACAGTTAACACACTGGAAAA